GGTAAAATTAAAACCAACTAAAATTGCCGAAGGGAAAGGTTGGATTCATTTTAAAACCGAAGCCGGGACTGTTATTTCCTGTCGTACGTTTGAGGATTCATTTCCAGATACAAAACCTTATGTAGAAGTTGAGGGGGTAGAACTAACATTTCCAAAAACAATTATTGAAATTATTGACCGTGCTCAGGTATTTGCAAAGCAGGAGTTTGTGTTAGATGAATCAGTAACAATTACCATCGAAAAAAATAAATTCAAAATTAAGTCCGAAGCCGAGGGGGGTCGATATGAAGAAACAGTTAATACGACCTATGATGGGGATACTATCGAGTTTATCATTTCTCCGTACCTTTTACGAGGCATTTTAACTGAGACATTAGATTGTATCGCTTCTGATACTAAGTTAAGATTTGAGGGCTCAAATTGGGTTTATATTACTTGTTTAAAAAATAAGAATTAATATGACTTACCAAGAATTTTTAAATAAAAAAGAATTATTATTTAAGCCTGTTGGCTTTGAACCAACAATGAAAATAAGTCCTATACTATACCCGTTTCAAAAAGATATTACAACGTGGGCTTTAAAAAAGGGTAGGGCTTGTTTGTTTGAGGATTGTGGATTAGGGAAAACTCCACAACAATTAGAATGGGCAAAACATATTTCTAAAAAAGAAAATAGCCCTGTTTTAATTATAGCCCCATTAGCAGTTGCGGAACAAACAAAATTACTTGGTGATAAAACATTTAATGTTCCTGTTAATATTTGTGAATCTCAATCCGATGTTAAAAACGGGGTTAATATTACTAATTATGAAAAATCACATAAATTTAGAAGTTCAGAATTTTGTGGTGTTGTTTTAGATGAATCAAGTATTTTAAAAAATATGACAGGTTCAACAAGAAATCAAATTATTGATATGTTTTCAAAAACACCATATCGACTTGCTTGTAGTGCAACGCCCTCACCAAATGATTATATTGAACTCGGTAATCATTCAGAATTTTTAGGCATAATGACTTATTCAGAAATGCTATCTATGTTTTTTGTAAATGATGCAAATGATACTGGTCAATGGCGTTTAAAAAGACATGCGGAGGAAACAAAATTCTGGGAATGGATTTGCTCATGGTCTGTTATGCTTTCAAACCCTTCTGATTTAGGTTATGTTCAAAATGGATTTGTATTACCAAAATTAAATTATTTTGAACATAAAATACCAGCAAAGAAATCAAATTATGGTTTCTTTATTAATGAAGCAAAGTCAATGGATGAACGTAGACAGGTTAGGCGGGAAACCATTCAAGAACGTTGTGAATACGCTGCTAATTTAATTAATAATTCAAACGATCAATGGTTAATTTGGTGTGGATTTAATGAAGAAAGCCAACTATTAACAAAACTTATTAAAGGGGCAAAAGAAGTTGCCGGGTCAACAGAATATGAATTGCGCAAACAATTAATGTTAGGTTTTTCATCTAAAGAAGTTTTGCGGTTGGTGACAAAACCTAAAATTGCAGGATTTGGTATGAATTGGCAAAATTGCAATAATATGGCTTTTGTTGGTTTGTCAGATTCCTGGGAACAATTTTATCAAGCAACCAGAAGGGTATGGCGATTTGGACAAAAAAAAGAAGTCAATTGTCATATTATTATTGAAGAAAGGGAAGGGGCTGTTTTGAAAAATATTAAACGAAAAGATTTACAAGCTCAACACATGATGCAAAATATAATTGCTTTAACTAAAGATATTACAAAACAAGAAATTAATAATAAAGTAATTGAAAAAACACAATCTAAAATACAAATGAAATTACCATTATGGATGAACTAATTAAACAAATAGAAACAGAGGAAAGAAAACTCAAACGTTTACGTTCACAATTATATTTAAAAGAACGGGAAACAATTATTCCTAAAGTTTTTAATCAAGAAATTACTGATAATTGGTCAATGTATCAAGGGGATTGTGTTGAAGTAATTAAAGGTATCCCAGATGAATCAATAGGGTATTCTATTTTTTCACCACCATTTTTAAGTCTTTATGTTTATTCAAATTCATTACAGGATATGGGGAATTCTAAAAATGATAATGAATTTTATTCACATTTTTCATACCTTATGCCGGAGTTATTTCGTGTTTTAAAAACTGGTAGATTAGTATCTATACATTGCTCTATAATTCACAAAACACTTACACATGATAATTCAATGGGGTTAAAAGACTTACCCGGAATGATTGTTCAATTAATGGAAAATTTTGGCTTTGAATATCATTCTAAAGTTGTTATTTGGAAAAGTGCTTTATTACAGGCAACACGTACAAAAACATTATCATTAGCACACAAACAAATTTCTAAAGATTCAAGCCGTTGTGGACAGGGCTTTGCAGATGAAATTTTAACTTTTGTAAAACCCGGTGAAAATAAAGAACCTATTGCACATGGGAGGGGGTTTGAAAATTATATTGGGGATTTACCAGAACCAAAAATACCTAAAAACGATAATCCAAAATTAAATAAATATTCCCATGAAGTATGGCAAAGATATGCTAGTCCTATTTGGATGGATATTAATCAATCAGATACATTAAATGCCCGGTCTGCTCGTGATAATGCTGATGAACGTCATATTTGCCCGTTACAATTACAAGTCATTGCACGTTGTTTAGAATTATGGACAAATCCCGGTGATATTGTTTTAAGCCCATTTGCCGGGATTGGTTCAGAAGGATTTGAAAGTTTAAAAATGGAACGTAAGTTTATTGGTATTGAATTGAAAGAATCATATTATAAAAATGCCATTAAGAATTTAAAAACTGCAAAAAATCGTCAGAAAGGAATTTTATAATGCAAGGCTTTTTTCCACATAAGCAAATAGAATCAAAAACTGTAAAACCAACAGGGAAAGTTTTGTCCTGCCAAACCTGTGGACTGGGAAATGAACAATTTGCCCCGGTAGGAAACTTTGAAAAAGAAATTCTGATTATTTCAGAGCGTCCAAATGATAGCCTGGGATTATTGCGAAAAACATTAGAAAAATATGATGTAAATTTGCAAACTGATTGCCTAACAATAAGTGCAATCGAATGCCATTCTCAACATCTACCAACCCCGTTGCAAACAGATTGCTGTCGTAAAAACGTATTAAAAACTATTGAAGAACGTAAACCTAAATTAATTATATTACTTGGCCAAGCTGCTTTATATTCCGTTATTGGACATCGTTGGAAAAAAGACCTTGGAACAATACCAAAGTGGAGGGGTTTCTGTATACCAGACCAAGATTTACAATGTTGGGTTTGTCCTACTTATAGTCCTATTTGGGCAGCAAATACAAAACCTGCTTATAACAATAATGATAAAATTGAAACCCTTATTTGGGAACAGGATATTCAACAGGCATTAAAATGCTTAGAACAATCATTTCCAAAACATATTGAACCAAAAATAGATATTATAGAAAGTTTAGAACCATTGACAAAACTTTCACAAATGGGTAATATTTCTATTGCTTTTGATTATGAAACAACAGGATTAAAACCTCATGCAGAAGGGCATCGTATTGTCTGCGCTTCGGTCGCTTATAGTCCCGGGCATGTTTATGTTTTTATGCTACCAGAAAAAAGAAAGGATTTACGACCGTTTATTGAACTGTTGAAAAATCCTAATATTGGCAAAATTGCCCACAATATGAAGTTTGAAGAAACCTGGTCAGTAGTAAGGTTGGATACCCCCATTACAAATTGGCAATGGGATTCGATGCAGGCTGCCCATATTCTTGATAATCGACAAGGTGTTTCCGGACTTAAATTCCAGGTTTATATTAATTTTGGTATAATAGATTATTCAAGTGAAATAAGCCCTTATTTGGAAGGTGATCCAAAGGATGCAAATTCATTTAACCGTGTTTTGGAATTGATTAAACAGCCGGGTGGTAAAGAAAAACTGATGAAGTATTGTGCTTATGATTCTATCTATGAATATCGTTTGGCTATGAAACAACAGGAAATAATGGGGTATGAAAAGAATAAATTTAATATATAATTATGAAACCAACCGGAGTTTGTACCCATCCAATGTTTCCTGTAATGAAAGGATGTCCATGTGATAATGTAGAATGTGAGGATTGTTTTTATAAAGGGAAATTTCATATCCCTATAAAACCCATATATAATATATCTATTATGGGTCTTTCAATAGATTATTAATCACTTTAAAACTTAACCAAAATGTAAGTAATGAAACGAACGTTAATTTTAGTTCTAATCTTATTAATAGGTTTAGAATTGAATTGTATAAGTCCAAAACGCTTTATTGTTGTACAAAAAGATTTTAAAGAACTTTTATTTTTCAAAGAATCAAGTTGTAATTATTTTAAAATACATAAGTCAGGTGCAATGGGGGGTTATGGGTTTATGGAACCTACCCTTTTAGACATAGGAATACCAATAACAAGAAATCAGTTTATAAAAAACCCAAAGATTTTCACTAAAGAATTACAGGAACGGGCTTTGGATAGCTTGTTAAAATATAATGAAGTTCTTTTACAACCAATTATCAAAAAGTATATTTGGAAAACAATAACACCAAAAGGATATGGTGAAATTACCATTACAAGAGCGGGATTACTTGCAGCGGCACATTTAGCAGGGGCAGGGGGCGTTATAAATTATTTCCGTTATGGCACGAATCCAAAAGACTTACATGGGACTTCATTACTGACATATATGAAAGCATTTGAAAAAACAAAGATTACTATGAACATACATCCTAAAACAAAAGAAGCTTACCAATTAATGCACGAAGGTGTTTTAGCTTTAGCACGGGCAGAGCAACAGGGTATCCGTTGTGACGTTACTTATTTAGAAAAATCAAAAGTTCGTTTGACAAGAAAAATTGAACGGTTAGAAAATGAATTTAAAGATTCAGATTTTTTTAAAGAATGGCAACGGTCAGCAAAGAGTGCTGTTAATATCAATTCAGATAAGCAACTTGGTGATTTTTTATATGGGGTGAAAGGGATTAAACCTTCTAAACTTACCCCAAGTGGAAAGGGCTCAACTGATGAGGAAGCACTAAGCCAATTAAACCTACCAGAATTAAATAATTTATTACAGGTTTCAAAACTTAAAAAACTTCGTGATACATATTTGGAGGGGTTTTTACGTGAGCAAGTTGATGGGTATATTCATCCATTTTTTAATCTTCATTTAGTAAAAACTTTCCGGTCAAGTTCAGACCACCCCAACTTCCAGAACATACCCATTAGGGATGAAGAATCACGAGTTTGTCGAGAAACATTATTTGCCCGTCCCGGACACCAACTATTAGAAATTGACTTTAAAGGAATTGAGGTTGGAATAAATGCGTGTTATAATAAAGACCCTAATTTAGTTGCTTATGTTAATAATCCGGCTTTGGATATGCACCGGGATATGGCACAACAAATATTTTTTATAGATAATTTTGATAAAACTATTCCTGCACATAAAACTCTTCGTAATGCTGCTAAAAATGGGTTTGTATTTCCCCAGTTCTATGGGGATTATTTTCGTAATTGTGCTTCAAATTTAGCTTGTGAATGGGGAAAATTACCTAAAGGAAAGTGGAGTGAAGGGCAGGGAATAGATTTTAATGGTTACAAATTATCAGATCATTTAATTGTAAATGGAATAAAATCATTAACTGCTTTTGAAAAACATATACAGGATATTGAAACTGATTTTTGGGGAAATCGTTTTAAAGTTTATAAACGTTGGAAAGATAAATGGTATAATGATTATTTGCAAAAAGGGTATATTGATTTGTTAACTGGGTTTCGTTGCTCGGGTGCAATGAAAAAGAATGATGTTACTAATTACCCCGGACAAGGTTCCGCATTCCATTGTCTACTTTGGTCATTTATTCAAGTGGATAAACTGTTAATGGATTATGATAGTAAACTAATCGGACAAATCCATGATTCCATGATTATTGATTGTAATCCTAAAGAAACCTATGAAATTGCTAGTAAAATAAAAGATATTACAACCAAACGATTGCCTGAACATTTCCGTTGGATTAATGTTGCAATGAACGTAGATATGGAAGCAACTGAGGTTGATTGTAGTTGGGCAACAAAGAAATCATTTAGTATATGAAATGTATTACTTATGGTTGTAATAATGAAGCCCCAAAAGGACGTAAAATATGTTGGAAATGTAAAAGTAGAAAGGTTAAAATTGATAATCCTTATTTTTATTATTATAATTTATTACGTTCAAATTCAAAATATAGAGGGAAGCAATTCGATTTAACTTTAGATGAATTTAAGGAATTTTGTAATAAAACCGGGTATTTGAAGTTAAAAGGAAAATTAAGTAATGATTATTCAATTGATCGAATTGATGTAAATAAAGGATATTCAGTTGATAATATAAGATTAGTAACAGTTTCTCAAAATAGTAAATTAAACAAGGGTTCATTGGAAAATTGGATGATTGAAGATAATAAAAACCCTCCATTTTAGATATTAAAATAATTTTTTGTATAATATATAAACTTTAAAAATTTAAAACTTATGAAAGTACACACATCGAAATCAGAAAAACCTAAATTTGAAAAATTTACACTTCATATTGAATTTGAATCTTATGAAGAAGCTAAAAGATTCAAATTGCATTTAAACACATGCAATCAATTTAATGATGATGCTCGTTCTAATTTATTGACAATAATACGTTTACTTGAAACCCATTTATAATAATGAATTTAGCACTTAAATACCGTCCAGATTCTTTCCAACAAGTAAAAGGAAATGAAGAAATAATAACATCACTAACAAAGATGTTATCTGATAAAACGAAATGCCCCCATTCATTTCTACTGACTGGTCCGACAGGTTGTGGGAAAACTACCCTTGCCCGTATTATTGCAAATCAGTTAGGATGCTCAGGAATGGATTTTAAGGAGCTAAATACAGCCGATATGCGTGGTATTGATACTATACGGGATATTATCAAAAACAGTACTTATAAACCAATTGAAAGTGAATGTATAGTTTACCTTATTGACGAGGCACACAAACTTACAAATGATGCTCAAAATGCCTTGTTAAAACGTTTGGAAGAACCTTCACCATATCTTTACTTCATTCTTGCAACAACTGAACCGCAAAAACTTATTGATACGATAAAAGGACGTTGTGTTTCTTTTGCTGTTAAAACGTTAAACGAATCTCAGTTAATGCAGTTACTTCGCAGGGTAGTTAGGGAAGAAAATGAAACGTTGGAAAAAGAAGTATTTGAGCAAATCGTTTTAGATTCATTAGGACATCCAAGAAATGCTCTAAATATTCTTGAAACAGTATTAGCCAGCCCGGTTGAAAATCGTTTAGAAGCAGCTAAGAAAACAGCTGAAAAACAATCACAATCAATCGAATTATGCAGGGCTTTATTAAAACCCGGGGTAAGTTGGAAAGAAATTTCCTTACTTCTAAATGGGTTAACTGAACAAGAACCGGAAGAAATTCGTAGGCATATATTGGGTTATTGTCAAGCCGTTTTACTTAAAGGTGAAAATGACCGTGCAGCCGTTATAATTGAATCCCTTTGGGAATCATTATATTATATTGGCCGTCCGGGGTTAGTATTTCAATGTTACAATATTGTTAAATCTTAAAAAATATGACTGATAAAGAAATTGCAGTTCATGCAAAAAATTATTTAGAGAAAAATAATAAAAGCATAATCAAACAAGATGAAGCTATTATGAGAGCTTACTATTATGGAGTTAAATTTGGATTATCACAAAACATTAAAAAATAAATAAAATTATGGATTACCAAAAAGACATTAAAATTGATGATTCTGCACTTGATATTGAATGGTTAGGGCAAGCAGAATTAATGCTAAAATATGCTCAACATTCAGCTAAAATGCGAATGGAACTGGATAAAACAAAACAAGATTTGGATATTGCAAAGGCAGAATCTGATAAAGAAATTAGAAATAATTTTAATAAATCAGGTGAAAAATTTACTGAAACCGTTGTTGCTAATGCAATACTTATTCATCCAAATTACAAACTGGCTTACGAAACATACCTAACCGCAAAGTATGAAGCTGATATGGCTCAGGCCGCTGTTAATGCTTTTGAGCAACGTAAATCTGCATTAGAAAACCTAGTTCGTTTATTTGGCCAACAATACTTTGCTGGACCATCAATGCCACGTAATTTAAGGCAGGAACGAGAAGAAAAAGAACAACGGCAAAAAGAAGTCAATGCAGGAATTAATTCAAAATTAAAACGGGGACGATGATAACTATTGAGCCTATAACTTGGGAAACAATTCTTTGGGGTTTCTGTATTTTAATAACAATTTCTGTATTATTTTATATAATAATAAGAACGTTTGTTTATTTAGCTTTAAAAGAATTGGAATCAAAATTAAATAAAAAGAGTAATAACTTAAAAAAAGAAAATCATGAGTGTACTTAAAAGTAAAAAACAAAGTAGTTTCCGTGGCAAGGTTGCATCAAATGCCCAAAAAACAACTAATACCGGGGCATCTTACGGACATTTAAGATTACCTAAAGGAGTTTCTGTATTTAATCCAGAAGCTGATGGAAGGTATAAATTAGATTTTATGCCATATGAAATAACGGATACTAAACACCCGGACAGGGATACTGATATTGATTTGGCCATTGAAGGTTCGTTATGGTATCGTAGACCTTATAAAGTCCATAAATCAGTTGGGGTTAATGATGCTACGGTTGTTTGTCCAACTTCATTTGGCAAGAAATGCCCTATTTGTGAATACCGTGCTAAGAGAGCAAAAGAAGGGGCTGATAAAGATGAGTTGGCCACAATGAATGCAAAAAAACGTAATCTTTATTGTGTTATTCCTTTAGATTCAAAGAAACACGATGTGGAACCCCATATTTTTGATATGTCAGATTTTCTTTTTCAGGAATTACTAACCAAAGAATTAAAAGAAAATAATGAGTATGAAGTATTCCCAGACCTTACAGAAGGGCTAACATTAAAAATTCGTTTTGAACCAGGTTCAATGAAAACTACTAAACCGTATCCGCAAGCTAGTCGTATTGATTTTATTGAACGTAATGAACCTTATGATGAATCAATACTTGAAAAAATTCCTAACTTAGATGAAGTATTGATTGTTTTATCTTATGAAGAAATTAGTAATAAGTTTTTTGAAACCGATGATGAGCCTGTAAATGAAGGTAAAATTGTAGAGGAAAACGAACCAGTAAGGGAACGTAAAACAGTAACAGCTTCAACAAAAAGAGACCCGGACGATGATATACCTGGATTTAAAAAAGAAAAAGCAAGTAAACAAGTAGAAAAAGAAACCCCTATTAAAAAAGAAGCTACGTTATCTGCTAATGGTTTTACATGGGAAGACTTGGAAAATATGTCACAAAGTCGTTTGGAAAAGTTAATTGTTGGGTATGATTTGGATGTCGATGCAGGTGACTATGAAGACGATGTAACAGCATTACGTAAGGCTATTGCAGAGGCAATGGAAATTGATGTTCCAAAACCAAAGGTTGAAAAACCCGCTGCAAAAGCTACAAAACCAGTAGCAAAAAAATCTGATTCTGATTGCCCAACTGGACATGAATACGGTAAGGATACCGGAAAACATGAAGATTGTGATGATTGTGATTTATACAACGAATGTTTGGAAGCTAAAAGAAAGAACAAATAATTATGCCAATTTTAAAATCAAAATCAAAGCGTGAGAATTATAAACTTGTGGGGGTTTCAATACCCTCACAAGATCACGAATATTTAACTATACTAAGCCTTGCAAAAGGGATTTCTAAAACAGCTATTATAATGCCATTTTTTAATATGATAAAAGATGACAGTATAGAAACTCTTTTGCAGAAAATCATTGAACGGATTAAGGTTCAATGGTGTTTAGAAAAAGCAAAGAAAAATCCAATTACACTTTCTGTTTTTAAATCAACTTTGAAAAAAGAATTTATCCGTAAAGGGGTTTCAAACAACTACGTTAATCAAATCCTTAAAGAAATTAATTAATGGAACGTACTAATAAAAAGGAACTTGTTGGGATTGTATCTGAAAACCATGTAGAACTTATAGAAAGAGTTCCATTAAGTGCACAAATGAAAAGAAAGTTATTAAAACCTATCCTAGAAAAAAAAGAGTACGATGGTAATTTTGGAACTATTATTTCCACCGGGTCAACATTGTTGGATTTGAATATCTCAGGAGGTCGTGTACGTGGAGGAGGTTTACCTGGTGGAATTTTTATTGAGGCTTTTGGTCCAAATGGTTCTGGGAAAACTGTTTTATTATCTGAAATTGCTGGTGCTGTCCAACGGCAAAAAGGTGAAGTGATGTTTCATGACCCTGAAGCAAGGTTGAATAAACAATTTGCACAAATATTTGGGTTAAATCTAAAAGATGAAAATTATAAAACCCCCAATACTGTAACTCAAGTTTTTAAAGAAGTTCGGGCATGGGAAGTTCCTAAAAAGAAAAATCTGATACATGGTATTTTTGCAGATTCTTTAGCAGCCCTTTCTACTGATATGGAAATGGAAAAAGAAGATGGGGACAAAATGGGTATGCGTAGGGCAAAGGAATTTTCAGAGGAACTACGTAAAACATGCCGGATTATAACTGAAAAGAACTATCTAATGGTTTGTAGTAATCAAGTTCGCGTAAATGTTGATCCGATGTCTTATCAAAAATATACAACTCCCGGTGGTGAATCCGTTGGCTTTTATGCTAGTTTAAGACTTCGATTTAACAAACCTGAAAAAATTAAACTAAAGAAAACCATTGCAGGAAAAGAAACATTTAGGATTATTGGGGTTGAAGTTGAGGTTGAGGTTTTTAAATCATCAATTTGGAAACCTTACCATACAGCCCCACTTTACATTCTTTTTGATTACGGTATTGATGATATTCGAGCCAACTTACAATATGTAAAAGAAAATACCAAAGGTACTGTTTATGCTGTGAATGAAACAGAACTGGACAAAGGAATGGAAACATCTATAAAAATGGTTGAAGAACAGGGATTAACAGCCGAATTAAAAGAACAGGTGATTGATCTTTGGGAATCTATTGAAGCAAAATTTCAAACTGAACGTAAACCTAAACAACGATGAATCCAATAAAACAATTATTAATAGAATTACTCCCAGATATTGAAAATATTGATAGTGGATGTTCTGATTGTATTTCATCATTTTTATTAGGTGTGAATGAAACTCTTGTAAAGTATAAGTTTCAAATAAAACCTACTATAGATGAGGATGGGTGTACTGATCATAGAAGACTAACAATTATAGAATTATGAAACCCGGAACTATTGTAAATATATTTCTTGACCCGGTAGAACAAACTACTATTGAAGGGCAAGCAACCCTAATTGCTTTAAAAGAAAATTTTGGAATAGTACAATTATGGTATGTTGAATTTCATGATTTACCAGATCATATTTATGAACGTTTACTAAAGACACAATCATGCAACGAAAACAATTAATTGATTTACCCAAAATAATTGCAAAGGAATCTAAACCAGCAAAGTGTTTAGAACTTAAAATCCTTGCCTTAGATGTTGCAACACATTGTGGCTGGGCTATTTCAACTAATATTTATGGGGTTTGGGACTTAACCCCAAAACGGGATGAATCAGCTGGGATGCGTTTAATTCGTTTACGTTCTAAGATGAATGAAGTTATAAAATCAGAACATATAAACCTAATTGTATTTGAACGTCCTGGGGGAATGCACAAAGGGGCTATTATAGTTCAATCAGAATTACAAGGTCAGGTTAAAGTTGTTTGTGAAGATTTAGGTATTGAGTACCGGGGGTATTCAAGTCAGGAAATTAAAAAGTTTGCTACAGGTAAAGGTAATTCTGGAAAACCTGCAATGATACAAGCAGCAAAAGATAAACTAGGTTATACAGGTTTAAACGATAATGAAGCAGATGCACTTTGGTTGTTAAAACTTTCCGAAAATGATTATAAAAATGGAAAAGGTTAAAATTATTCACAATTGTTCTGGACATGGATTTGAAATTGGTGAAGAAGTTCAATTGATACCTATTACAGATGATGAGTTTAAAGCCACAAACGGCGTTAAAACATATTGGATTGATCCTGAAGATTTTGAAACAATTAGAAAATGAAAATATTTAAGATAAACTAAGTTCATTGATATTATAAATAAAGTTTGTTGGACACGGGTTCAAATCCCGTCACCTCCACAGAAATTCACCTTTCTCGTTAACCAGTCACGTTAGTACTGTTTTGATGGTTTCCCGAAATAACAAAAAATCGGCATACCGGTTGAAGTCCGGTAACGGGGGTGTTTGGTTTTTGACAGCAAACTAGTATGTATAATGGAGAATTTAGTCTGCCAATAAACGGCAAAGAAGTTTCATTTGATAGGCTAGCATTAAGAATGGTAGCCTAGCACGTTACACCGGGTTTCGAGATAACCCGGTTTTTAAAAAGTCTTTTTATTAGACATGGATTTTTGCTAAAGTCAAGCGGCTAATGCTTTAAACCGACCGATGCCAGAGATAGCAACTGGCAATGAAACAATCAAAAACTTTATATATGAAAAATAATAGTAATTGGATTAGTACAAATAAAAGAAAACCTGAAATGGACGTTGAATTTGATTGGCATTCTATTGATGTTTTAGTTACAGATGGAATTGATTGGGGATTTGGTAAGTTTTACCCTGGTATAAATAAATGGGAGTATACTTTTATTGGTATGTCAGAATCTACAGATAATAACATTTTATTTTGGGCTTACCCTCCAAAATTACCTTCATTAAAATAATTTTTTGTATAATATATCTTGTTTTAAAAAGAAGAAAAAACACACTTTATCTTACTAAAAAATGATTCAATCTTTAATAATAGAAAATTTCCAAAGCCATAAAAATTCTACTTTAGAATTTGATAAAGGGGTTAATATAATCGTTGGGCAAAGTGATTCAGGTAAAACTGCTATTATAAGGGCTTTGCGTTGGTTAATTTGGGGGCGGCCACTTGGTAATGCTTTTTGTACAACGGGAACAAATCAAACCTCAGTAACAGTTAATGTTGATGGTATTGATATTACCCGAAATGAAGGTAAAGAAAAATCATACGTTATAAGCACTATTAAAGAACCTTTCCGGGCTTTTGGCACAACAGTACCAGAGGAAGTTTTAAACATATTAAACCTTTCAGAAATAAACTTACAATCCCAATTAGACCAGCCGTTTTTATTATCAAACTCCCCCGGGGACGTTGCCCAGCATTTCAATAAAATTGCTAGGTTGGATAAAATTGATACTGGGTTACAAAATGTTCAGCGTTGGATAAAGGAAATCAGTAAAGAAATTGATTTTAAAACTACACAAAAAGAAACTTCCCAAATAGAACTTGAAAAATTTAATTATCTTGAAAAGTTTGAAATTGATATTGAGGTTTTGGAAGAACAAGAAAAAGCATTAGATAAAAAACAAAAGCAAGTTTGGGAATTACAAAGATTAATTGCTAAAGTTGAAAAAATTAATGAATCTATTATAACTGAATCTAAATTATTACCATTAGAACCGTTACTCAATTCTATTTTTGAAAAGATAGAAAGTAAACAGGTATTGGTAGACCAACAAAATAAACTCAATAAATTAATTCGATCTATCAATCAAATTGATGTTAAAATAGAGGAAAATAATCATTTACTTAAAATTGAGATTTTACTTAGTCAAATTTTAACTCAATATGAAAGTAAGGGAAAGTTATCGGTTGAGAAAGATAAGTTAAAAAACCTATGTCAAAAACTTATTTTAACGGGTAAAGCATTAGTTGAAGCTGAAAAGAATTATGAAGCCTTACATAAAGAGTTTGAAAAGAATTTCCCTTCAATTTGCCCACTTTGCGGAAAATAAAATTTGTATAATAGATTATGATAAGGGTTAATAGAAAATGTTTATGTGGATGTGGTGGAAAAGTAAAATTAAAAAATAAATATATTATTGGGCATTATGCAAAAGATACTATAAATAGAAAAACATTTCATCATTCAGAAGAAACAAAACAAAAAATAAGAGAACGTCATATAGGAACGGTTATATCTGAAGAAGTAAAATTAAAAATGTCAATTGCACATAAAAGGAATCCTATATCTTTCTGGAAAGGAAAACATCATTCAGAAGAAACTAAATTAAAAATAAAAACAACAGTAAATAAAACATATCAAAATCCAGAAGTAAGAAAGAAATGTGCAAGGCCAAATCAAATAATTTCAGAAGAACATAAAAATAAAGTTAAACAATATATGTTAAATGCTTGGAATAATTCAAATTTTAGAAATAATTTAATTGGGGAAAAAGCAAATAATTGGCAGGGAGGTAAATCTTTTGAACCATATTCAATAAAATTTAATAATTGTCTTAAAAAATATATTCGAAAAAGAGATAATAATACTTGTCAAAATCCTAATTGTTCTAAAATAACTAAAATAATAAATATACATCATATTGATTATAATAAATTAAATTGTAATGAAAAAAATTTAATAACGGTATGTACTTCATGTAATTCAAAAGCAAATTTTAATAGAAAAAATTGGATTATTTTTTATCAAGATATTATTAATAAAAAATATAATGCAACGTATTAAAACAAAAAAATTACCAGATTATATAATTACTGGGGATTGGCATTTACGTGAAACTAACCCGGTTTGTCGTATTGATGATTTTTGGCAAACTCAATGGCGAAAAGTTGATTTTATTTCTGATTTACAAAAACAATATAACTGTCCTGTACTCCACGGGGGGGATTTATATGACTATTGGAAACCAAGTCCAATGCTTATTTCAGAAACAATAAAACATTTACCAAATCAGTTTTACACCGTTTACGGAAATCATGACCTTCCACAACACTCTTTAGAGTTAAAATATAAAAGTGGAATTTATGCTTTAGAATGTTCAGAAACACTATCAACATTTAGGCCAAATAATAATTTTGAATTTTGTCATTGGGGTGAACTCCCTTGTAATATAGGGGAAAAATATTTATTATGGCACGTCCCAACCTACCAAGGTAAAGAACCTTATCCAGGTTGTTCAGATCAAAAAGCAGCAACTTTATTACGGAAATATCCTCAATTATTAATGATTATTACAAGTGATAATCATCAACCTTTTGTTGAAGAACATGAAGGCCGTTTATTAGTTAATCCCGGCTCAATATTTCGTATAGATGCCGACCAAATAAACCACAAACCCCGTGTTTATCTTTGGTATACTGAAACTAATACCGTAGAAGCTGTTTATTTACCAATTGAAACCGATGTTATAAGCCGGGAACATATTGAGATTAAAGAACAACGGGACAATCGTATTGATGCTTTTGTAAGTAGGTTAAATACTGATTATACAACTACGTTATCGTTTGAAAAGAATTTACAGGAATTTGAAAAAGTTAATAATGTAAGGCAACCAGTTATGGACATCGTCTATAAAAGTTTAGAAGTATGAGAAATATTAACAAAGAAAAAGAGCTTAATGAACATTTAAAATTAGAATTTGATAAATTTAATTTGTCAAAATCAGATATAAAATTTTTAAAATATCTTATCAAATATCCTACTGGAAATATTACTGATTTACAAGCTAAATTTAAAATAAATATATTTGAACTTATTGAACGTTTATTTGATGATTATCATATACGGACTAATATTACAAATAAATGTAAATTTCATACAAGAATTTCTTTATTAACCGGGGGGTATAATCCAAATTCAAATAAATACTGTTTATTTGTTTCAACGTATTTAATTCCAATTATAACAAATATATGATAAAAAATAATATTTGTATAATACATAAAGATTTGGTTTGTAGAACTCTCGTAATCCAACAAACATTACAATGTAAATTTTGTAAATTATTTCAAGTAAATAAAACAATATTAGAAACAAAAATATATGAAAATAAAAGGAATAATAACATCAGTTGATTTTGAACCTCAATTCGCTAATGGAGTTGTAATCCCATTAGGTTCTATTATTAAAGGATTTTATATAAAAACAACTGATCCCATTGATAAAATAGAATTTGAAAAGCTATATGAGCCAATGAAAGTATTAAATATAACAATAACTAAACAAAATGACAGAACAACAACTATTCCAGTTAAAAAGAAAGGTTGAAGAAGCAAAAACAACCGTTGCCGAATTACAAGGGCAACAGAAAGCACAAATGAAACAACTCTCCGATGAATGGGGCTGTAAAACTCTCGATGATGCTATTGAAAAAGGTAAAAAAATGAATACTGAAATTGAAACCTTAACCGGGCAGATAGAAAAAGGAATTGAAGAACTTGAAACAAAATATGAAGTATGATAATAGTAGGGTATAAAATTCAATTTCAATTAGGAATAATGTTTACTATTACTAATTGGTATAAAGGGAAACGTGATATAGTATTATCATTACCTTTTATAGATATTTGGACTTCCCAAATACAGAAAAAATATAAAAATAAAGAATTATGAACGAATTAAACTGGTATGATATTGCCTGGATTATATTTTTTGCAATTATAATCGTTTTGCTTGCTAGTAATAACAATAAACCTACCGATGGAACTGCAACAACTTAAATTTTAAATGAAATGAATTATAAAATACTTCTTAAAAAATATATGGATTTTATTAGCCATATTGAAGGAACTGATTTTATGTATGGATTAAATCCCGATGCTGAAATTGATTGGGAGTCTATTCCTAATAATAACCTCTCTAAAAATGAAATGTTAGAATTAATTAGAATTTCAGATGAATCTACTAACACAATCATAAAAGAAGAAAATGGAAAATAAAGAAGATGGATGCATTATGTTAGTTATTAAAATAATAATCCTAATACTTGCTTTTTTATTCTTTAAATATTATATTTTTATATAATGGCTGAACAAATACAACAACTTAGAAACCGATTAGAACAACAAAAAGGACAACAGCAACAACTGCAAAAAACTGTTGAAACCTTAGAAATTGAACTAAAAGAAAAAACCCGTTCATTACGTCAACATGAACAGGCACGAGAAGTTATTAAAGAAGTGGGGTTGAAAACCCAACAGGAACTTGAGTTCCACATATCAGATATAACCTCATTGGCCTTAGAATCTGTTTTCTCAAACCCTTATCAGTTGAAAATTGAATTTGTCCAACGTCGAAATAAAACTGAATGTGATTTATTTTTTGAACGTGATGGAAATCGTTTTGACCCTATTGATTCGTCAGGGGTTGGAACAATTGATGTTGCTGCTTTTGCTTTACGGATTGCCTCATGGTCGATGCAGAATCCTCATAGTAGGAATACAATTATAATGGATGAGCCGTTTCGGTTTCTTTCTGCTAATTACCAAGAACAAGCATCACAAATGATTAAAGAAATATCAAAACGGTTAGGGATTCAGTTTATTGTGGTAACACACGAGCCTGTATTGGCTAGTTACGCAGATAAGACCTTTGAAGTTAGTATTAAAAATGGAATATCTAAAATAATATAAATCATGATAACTGATGAATCCCTTATGCCTTACGGAAAATATAAAGGTACAAAAATGGTTAGTGTCCCGGCATCATATTTGATTTGGTTATTTGAAAATGGTAAATGTGACCGGGATGTTAAGAACTATATTACAGATAATTTGGATGTATTAAAGAAAGAAATTAATGAATGATTTGATTCAAAAAGAATTAAAAGAAATAAAACGTTGGGTTTGTTTTCCAAAAAGAAACCGATTACTTAATTTATATTCTATTGAAAGGACTGCCGGGGTTGCAAAGGATTCATTACGTAGATTTATTCATGGTGATAGATTGACAATTCCAAAAGAATCTATAATAAAAATATGTTCCGTATTAGAATTAATTGGGTATGTTCCGATGTACAAAATTGACCTTTATACAATTGGAAAAATAGTTTGTCGGGATTATAAAATTACCGAAGAAACTTTAAATAAAAAAACAACAAAGAGAAAGTCAGTTGAGCCCCGGCAAGTATGTATATTTTTTGCAAAGGAATTAACCAAACATACAGAAAAAGTAATTGCAAATCATTTTGGAGGAAAAACCCCTGCTACTATTCACCATTCTTGGATTACTGTTCAAAATATGATTAATACAAATAAACAATTTGCAATTAGAATTAAACAAATAGAAAATAGAATCCTAACTAAATTTGATTTATAACTACTTCAACCGATACCCAACATACCCATTAACCGTCCCAGCATAGAAATCATAACCAACCCCAAACGTATATTTCTTATAAGAATAACTTACCATCGGGGAAACTAATTGCTTCCCAAAAATCAAACCTAAGTATAAACGATTTTCACCTATCAAATTTGTAATAACTTTCTCAGGCCTATTATTCCTATACTCAACTCCAATAGAATCAATTTTGTTAGTTGTAATTAAAGAATTTACTATAATAGTAGCTAATGAATCATTCATCAAAGTATCTCGGTAAAAATTCTTTGCATGATAATCCTTAAAAAGTGCAATCAGTTTCTTTGTACATTCCACAGAATCATTTGCAAATAAAAACACGGAATCAGTTTTAGTTAAAGTATCATACGAAGTTACTAAGTAAGGTACTGGGTGTTCTTTCCACTTTATAATTGTGGTTGTATCATAAACCAGTACCGTATCAGATTCAATAATACTTGGTTTATCAAAGTATTTATTAAACAATGACAAACCAAGTACCCCAACGATTATTCCTATAATTAAGTATTTCATTCTGCTTTAATTTTCTTTTCGATTGCTTTTCCTAATA